TTCACCGGATGCTTACGTTTTATGTGCATGCAGCTCATCAATAATGGCGCAGTGGATGTTCAGACCATCCAGGTTGTTTGCATCCGAGGAAAGCGGTTCAAATTTTGATGCGCTCTGCTCCTGGTAAATCGCCAGCTTGTTGAAATCAAACAACCGCCCGAGTGTCGACCGGGCTTTTCTGACCATATTTTTGGCGTCTTCAAACACAATTCTGGCCTGGTCACGCGTGGTGGCGGCTGAATACACCTCAGCACCGCCTTCACCATCTGCCCCCGTCATATACAGGCCGATACCCGATGACAGAGTTGATTTTGCGTTTTTACGGGCGACTTCGTTGTACGCCGTCCGGAACCGGCGCACCATCACCGGACGTCCGCTGCCATCGCTGCGCATGACGACTTCCCCGGTCTCTTCATTCACCAGCGGAATGACAAAACCAAAAATATTAATGAGGATAAATACATGCCAGTCCATCAGTTCAATGGGCTGGCCTGCCAGCGCCCCTTTTACATGAGGCACAAATTTGTAGAAATTCAGGATGTGCTGCGCACGGGGTTCACTGAAATAAATCCCCCGCTCTTCGCCGTACTTCAGATCATCAAGAAAACGCTGGCAGGCCAGGCGGACAAATTCGCCAGCAACAATTTCTCCTGCAACAACACGTTCGGCGTAGCGGATCCCGTCAGCCACTTTTGCCATCAGTCTCTCGCTTTTAAAAGCTCCGCCAGCGGATCAACATCATCCGGTCCGGCGATATTTACTTTAGCCCGGCTTGCCGGTGACATACCAAACTCTGCAAGCATTGCCCGGATCCGCTTCCAGGCATCCGCTTTCATTGCCGCCGCGGGGTGCGCCTTAATCAGTACATCACCGCTCTGCGTTTCCGTGCGGTAGGTATACCCCTCAACATCGAGTGTTTCGCAGTGATGCCGATATTCGGTGTAGGCTTCCACCAGCAACTCGAGCGCACGCGCATCAAGCTGAGAAATGATCCCTTCCGCATTCAGCTCTTCCGCCATTCGCCTGAACCAGTACTTCCCCTGAGCCCCTAAATGCTGCGGAATTTTAGGAAGACCTTTTTCATCCTTTTTAGCGGTTTTTTTGTGGTCTTTAACGGGGCGCTTTGAGGGGTTGCCTCGAATCAAATGCAGGCGTGGCGGGGTTTTCGGAGGTCCTGACATAATCGGTCTTACCTATCAATCGTTTGTTCACATTTCCAAAAAAAAGTTTTCGAACCTGCGGCGATGTGAGGAAGGGTCAGGCGGCGGTACTGAGCAGCCAGGGTTGCAGAGATTTGACCCGCCCCTCCCTTACAGATTAGAACGATTATCAGTTGATGCGTTCACGCGCTGTTTTCGCCTTGTGGCATGGCCAGCACAGGCTCTGCAGATTACCGTCTGCATCCGTACCGCCATGCGCTTTCGGAATGATGTGGTCCACAGTTCTGGCTTCAACGGCTCTCCCATTGCGCAGGCAGTTCTGACACAAATGATTATCACGCTTCAGTATGCGCGCACGTATGGCATCCCATTTCGAGCCATAGCCACGCTGGTGGCGGCTCAGTCCGCGTTGATGTTGTGTCCAACCTTCGCCGCGATGCTTATCGCAGTAGCCAGAACTGTCCGTCGTTGTGCCTGCACAGCCTCGCTTACGGCATGCACGAGGGATTTGTGATGGCATAGAATTTCGCTCCTCTAAAAAATATTCTGCTCTCACCGTCGGTCAGTTCTGCATACACTGCCGGACACTATCAACAATTTCACAGACCTGAGAAGCTGTATCGAAAAGCTGGCGCGCCTTATCCAGGCTGACGCAGCCCACCAGGAAAAAAGGCACCAGTATCGCTACCAGTGCCCATTTCACCGCCGTTCGCGGCATTCTGTGTGTCCAGTGTTTTCGCGTCATATCACCACCAACGCACAGCCCAAATCAGAACAGCGACCGCCACAAGGCGGATTGCAAAGGCCGTTGCCCGAATAAAATCAGCACTCATCTGTTTAAATAAATTGTTGTGTATGCAACCAGTGCAGTACAAATAATCCATGCAACTGGCGTCAGTATATGTCTGATGCCCCGGCATACCGCGATGATTTTTGCGGCATCATCAGCCCCCTGCGGGGTGGTTTCTGCTTTTATCATCAGATCATCTCCAAATTTATCTTTCGTCGTGTTAGGCTTTACTGGCATGAATGATCCCCATGCGCATTCACAAAATGAATCCATAAACACAAAGCCCCGATTGCTCCAACAACCGGGGCTTTGCTTTATTTATCGTTTCAACTGAAAGTGAGGCCCATCCTTTAATGACCGCCACTCACCGCCCCATTCGATGGGGGTATTCAGCTCTGCGGCAGCCTGCTTAAATGCCTGCGCTATTTTCTCATACAGAGGCAAGTCCCATGACACCTGGCTGCCAACCCAGGCAACAACATCCACCGCATCACCGGTCAGGTGGCGGCTGTTCATGGTCTGGCTTTTCCCTTCCGCGACCAGCTGTTTCTGGCGTTCTTTCGTGCGCAGCCCTTCCGTAATACCGAAATCAACCTCCGTCAGCTCCAGCGCACGGCGAACGACAGCAACCAGCTGTGGTTTAACGCCCTCCAGATTCTTTTCGCTGCGACGACTGAATCTGAATTTACCCGACATATTCACCTCAACAATGGAAAGATTTTTGTGACGTTCCCGCGTGCGCGTATCACCAGCACGCAGAACAGCAGGTTAAAAAACACTTCCAGCCAGCCCGTTGCTAACGGGCGACCACACAGATAGCTGAGGGGCGCAAAGGCATACAGCAGCATCAGCAACCAGGCCAGCCATGACATCAGCGGTTTATGTCTGGAATCACGACGACGATAAAAAAAGAGCGTCAGCACGATAACCGTGCATAACGCCACATTCAGCAATCCGGGAAGGTTACTTAACATTGCCGCCTCCTCCACCCCGCAGGCGGGAGAACAGGCCGGACACCAGCGATGCAATATCCTGCTGGTGGATGAACGAGAGAATCTTCACCGACACCACCGCCACCAGCACCGCACACAGTGCATCCGCCGATGTACCGTCATAACCTGTTTTTGATGCAATCCAGGCTGACAGCACATGCGCACCCAGCACGCCAACGATAAACGACACCAGAAAATGCGCCGCCACACGCCAGGCTGAAAGCGCCTGCGGCATCGTTGCCACAAATAACGCCCCAGCGAACGCCCCAAACACAATCCCGAAATCCGTTCCGGTAAACAGCCCGAATACCGTCGCCCCGCCGAGCGCCGCAGCCGTACCGGAACCGGACAAGGGTTCAGACATACTTTTTCTCCTGTAAATAAAAAAGGGCCACTGTCGGCCCGTAAAAAAACAACACCCCGTCAAAGGCACCCGCAGATACCTTTTGTGTGGTGTTATCTGATGTGATGTGCGCCGGACGTGGCGCGGATATAAAAAAGGCCCGCCGCAGCGAGCCTGTTTTCAATGAGTGCAAAATTCAATTATTCTTGAGTAACACTTAAACTCATCTCATTGAATGCAGCCATCCTGTAACCTGCCGGTGTAACACCAAAATAACTCCTGAATACGCTGATAAAATAAGATGTAAAATTATAGCCACACTGAGCAGCGATTCTGTTGATGGCGCAACGAGATTGATTCAACAGCATTGCTGCCATTCTCATTCTCTCTGTAAGCAACAACTCACTGAAACAGGTGCCTTCTTCTTTCAGTCTTTTTTTTAACAAACTTTCACTGATACATAACCGCGAAGACACATCTCTCAGAGTCCAGTTTGCTGCAATGTCCGTACGAAACAATGCACTAAGCCTGTCACTAATATTGCCAATACACGCGGTCAGAAACGACGAAAACATTTTCTCTGATGAGAAAAACGCCAGACACGAAAAGGAAAGCATTTCCGCTAAATTGTCCGTATGAATCTTTTCCTCACAAAGATAATCAATCAGGATGCCCATCAATTCTGCCTTGGGAAAACTCACGCAAAGATATCGTGGTATTTGCCGGACTAAAACTACATCCTGTTTTTCGTCTCCACACAACAGGTAACGGATAATTGTCGATTCACTGAGACTTATTCGCCGAAAACATTCCGAAAAGGGCAATAACGATCCAGCTCCCCCCCTGACAAGAAGTGCACTACCACTTTCCAGAGAGAGCTCTTTTCCTTCAAAGAGCACAACAAACGGGGAATGAACAAAAACAACAGAACAAGCTTCATTCATATCAATTGCCCTGACATTACTGGTCACAAGATAAGTATATATCGATTTACAAAAATACAAGCCGAAAGACCAGTATTCGCAACCACCAGCGCGTTTAACGTCCTGTACCGTTTTTCAGGCATAAAAAAACCCGCTCAGTGGCGGGTTTAAGCTGTTTGGCGTAGTAACCACTCTTAACAGGATATTCAACTTTTTACGATCGTAAAGCGTTCGGGGAAAATTTTTAAAACCGTTCCAGAGTGCATACCATCGCATCGGCGGGTAGTTTTTCCGTGAAGAGGATGAGGTGCTTTGTACGCGGTGCAACTAAGTTACTTTGAGTAACCTTGTTCTTAAATTCCCGCAACTCAGCCCCTTCCAATTTGAAGTAGTGTTTCCCACAAACAAAACGCTCGGCATTGCGTGTATAGTTCACTTTGATGTTATTAGTTTCGGTGCCATAAAGTTGTGCCAAAAGCTCGGTAGTAATGACAGGGATTTGGTTATGGGTGATCGGGGAAAGAGTTTCAACTGAGATTTGAATAGCCATAGGATGATCCTTTTTCTATGTGAATCATCACCACTGCTGACGCCAATCAGTATGGTGGTGAACTGTGCAGGGTTGGCGTAACCGGGAAAAAGGAACCGGCGCGGATCGCTCCGCCCCCACACAGCCCACCATTGAGATGTGACAGTGCAAACGACAATAAAAAAGACGCTGGCGCGTCTGTTGTCGCCTTTTTCATCCGGGACGCCAATCCCGACGCCAGATTTTGCTGGCGCGTGAGGAATATAGCCCCGGACAATGTGTCTGGTCAAGCTCCTACATGATTCGTTCTACGTATCTGTCCATCTCCAGTCGGATATCAAGCATCATCAACATGCCATCAATAACCCCTTCCGCTTTCTGCAGGCGCTTGCCAATACAGGTATCCGAACACCCATGCTTTCGTGCCAACCCCATAAAAGTCATTCCACCTACGTAATAATCCACCAACAAATCGTGCAAATCCTGATTTTTCTTGTTCAACCGGGCCATACAGCCACAAATTATCATTGCATCATCATCAGAACACTGAGGGCGTGATTTCACTTTCGGCGGGATTAATCCTTTAAAACCAGCAGCGATTGACGCCCATGACACATCTTCGTGATTGTTCGCAGCCCATGCTCCCCACCGCTCCATAACCTGCTGAATATCACGCACCATCGTTATCACCTGTAATTTCGTAAATCTTCACGCCCAACCGCCCACCAGGAACAGGCAGTCCGCGCACAATATTGATTTCATCAAACTGCTCGTCGTCTATGAGAAGTCCGGCATGCGTCAGCGCATCCAGTGGTGCCTTCAGGATATTGTCCAGGTCGCGGCGGCGCTTATCCGGTGGCTCTGCAATAATTTTTATTGCCAGCCTTCCGGACAGGTTTAATTTCAACCGCTGCTGGCGAACAATTAGTGCCACATCACGGCGATAACGCTCCCCTGCTTTTGATACAAAATATGTGTTGCCACGACGTCGCCAGTAAGTATTCACCGTCGGCGGATAAGGCAAAACAAACTCTATACGCATCAGTAACCTCTTTTACCCGAGCACGCCGGTTGCAAAGGCGTGATCAAGAAAACGAAAAATTAAATCAACCTGGGAACCATGCTTTTCTTCGAACGCCAGCGGATCCGCATGAAGTTCGTTGTGATGTTCCCGGCACAACGGTAGCGTGAAAATATCGTGGGCCTTTGTTCCCATCCCTCCCTGACCGTGACCAATCAGGTGATGGGGATCGTCGGCTGGCTGACCACAACACGCACACGGCTGTGTCTTCACCCAGCGCGTATATTTCTCATTTACCCAACGGCGACGTTTAGGTCGCCTCATGAAAGATTCCGGAGACTCCGGATCAACGGTGATGCATACCACCGTCTTTTCCTGTGGTGGGTTCTGTTGCTGGTGGGCATGAGGCAACGGCGCAAGATTTTTTGTGCGCTGCTTCAGTATGCTGGTGGCGGTCTGCTCTCCCGGTACGATGTCGCTTTCGCGGTACAAGGAGCGGATTTTTTCCGCACGTAACCCCAGAGAACGACGTAATACTGCCTCCGGAAGCGCGTCCGCCACCTGATTGCAGACCGCCCACCAGGATAATTCAGCCAGCGACAATTCCCGCTCCTGCGTGCCATTCATTGCATGGCGTATGACGTCAATCATCCATGCTGACAGGTTTTGATGAGCAAGTTGCCCGAGTGATTCGGATGTCTGGTCACGCAACTGGTTGTCGCAGTGCCAGCACAACACCATCGCGCCGGTACCGTAACGATGTATGACGATTTCACTGTGATGATAGTCACCATGAGGCCACTGGCAGGATTTGACATGACGCAACAGCCAGTCAGACAGTGCCCCAGCGCCGCCAGCAGCACGAATCACCCGCTCATCGCTGAAAAATGGCAGTAATGATTTATCCTCCGCCAGCGGCTGGCGAACGGCAGGGACGACTCCGGACGGCAGACCGCGCATGCTTTTCGGTTCAGGCTCCACCAGCACTCGAGGGTTATGAAATACTTGCATGGATTCACGGCCCGGCCTAAGGACCACCAGCCCGAGTTCCGGTACCAGAACAGGTCGAAGTAATATCCGCACGTTACCTCCAGATCCGTTGCTGGTATGTGCGGGATGGGCGCGGTGGGCGTTCGGAATAAGGGAGCCTGACATAGATTATCCAGTGACGATAATCGAGGCTGAGGGCTTTCTTAATCTCGTATCCGCGTCTGCGATAGTTATGAATTAGCCATTCGGCCTGTTCTTCAGTACATGGGTCATGCTGGAACCAGTCAGATTTGAAAGTGCGGGAACGCCGCCCGTGCCTGCTGGCAAAGACGGCAGAATCATCAGAATTGTGTAATTTGGTATCGTGCGCCATCGGTTGTCTCTGCTGGCGCAGCAGGTGCCAGTTGTTCAGGCTGGCGTGCGAATTGTAAACCAGAATGCCAGGAAAAAACAAAAACCGCCGAAGCGGGTATGCTAAAACAAACTGAAAGTAATATACCGGACTTGTAAAGGAACGATAGAATAATTATTGGATTAAACCCTGACTCAATCCAGATTTCATAGGCAACAACTACGGACTAATCATCACAGTCATGTTTGATAGACTTAGTCCACATTGGGTGAGGGTTTACGGCGTTTTCACTAATAATTTATCGTCCAAGCTATACACTACTGCCCTGTTTTAACGAAGTTTTTAAAGGAAACAACTGCCTGATAGGGGTTTGGTTGACAGCCAAACATATTATCGCAAAAAGGCTTGATGAAAATTCTTGAGGATCCATCTTCATTTGGCATTTTACTCACTTGATAAGCGAGGAATGGACTATTTGGAGAGGGATTATAAGTGGAAATTAGCGTGTCTGTCGCCGTTTGAATTTTCCATGAGGAATTATTAGCCAACCAGAATTGCGCTCGTTTCCAATAAAAGTCACATTGCTTTTCATCATTACATGTTAGTGGCTTCATTGCTTCTGCTTTCAACGCTGGATCGACCTTTGCTGCACACCCTCCCAACATTACTGTTGCAATCATTACACCTGCGACTAAAACAAGTTTCTTCATCTCCCTGCCCCATCAATAAAAGTTCGGTTCTCTAATAACTAGAGTTAATCAACGGAAAAAACGCCGAAGCGGGTTAAGTGCGGGTGCGTTGAGGATGCCTGACACATCAGAGGTGGCGAGGGATTTCTCCCCCGCCAGGTCTCTTACTCCTCAGGTTCGTAAGCTGTGAAGACAGCGACCTCCGTCTGGCCGGTTCGGATTCGTACCTCGCAGAGGTCTTTCCTCGTTACCAGTGCCGTCACAATGACGGTTAAACAGATGACGATCAGGGCGATTAACATCGCCTTTTGCTGCTTCATAGCCTGCTTCTCCTTGCCTTTCGGCACGTAAGAGGCTAACCTAGATTTGCCGTTCATAGATTGAGCCTCAGATTAATGTTAAGCGTCTTGCAGGACGCGTAATGTTAACTGGGGCTTTTCTCTATCTGCCTTTGGTGTTCATGCCTGAGGCAGATAGCCTCAAGCACCCGCAGCAATTCTACTTAACTCACCTCACCTCGCCAATATAAAATCAATCAGAAAGGCGATCCATAAGAACAACAGCAAGGCAATAAATTGCCATTACAGCGTAAGCATCCGGTGAAGGCGCATTGCCGGCCGTCGTAAACCACGCCATTCTGCAGGCTCTTCCTTTATATGCAAAAGTGAGAAACCTGATGGCAAAAAAAATGACCCCGGCGCAGCGACGCCAGCACTACGACGCCTGGCGCGCCTTCTCCGCTGACGA